TTACCGATTAGAGATTTTCTTATTACAAATCTTTTACTATTTAATTTCATATTATATTTATTAGTTATACATTGTTTGATTATATTATCTTTTGAGTGTCGTATTTACATTGTAAAAGTATATACTTTGTTTAGTTATAAATTTTAGTTAGTATATATTCCGCGACTTCTCTCATTTTGTAATTATTTTATATTTTATTTACATTATTATTATCTATATACGTATGTATTTAGTTTGTAAAAAAAATAGTTATTATAAAAATATATAAAAATGTAAAAAATTTAAAATATTATGTTTAAACGAGGGGGGCCCCGGCTAAACGTAAACAGTTTTGTAAATGATTGATAATCAATAACATAGGGGGTAACACTATACCCCTGTATTTATAATGCTTTTTTTGTGACATTAGCCTATAAAATATACTTAGTAACTACCTAGTGTCACACTTTTAACTTTTCGCTTTACTATGTAATAATATAGCTATGGCACAGAAACTATCAAAGAAAGCAAAGGCATCTAAAAAAAGAAGAGATCTAAAAGCTGCAAACTCTCGCAGGCGTGAAAAGATGCGTGCCGAAAACCAAAGAAAGCGTAGAGCTGCTAAAAAAGCAGGTAAAAACATAAAAGGTAAAGATTACGATCACAAAGATAAAAAGTTTAAATCTGTAAAGAAAAACAGAGGTAACGACGGCAAAGGAACTAAAAAAGAAAAGAAAAAAAGATGAAAAAGAAATTTAAACCTCATATGATGTACAAGGGTAAAAGTGCTATAATGGCTAGAACTCATAAGAAACATTTAGAGCTAAAGAAAAAAGGCTACGGACACACAAAGCCTAAGAAAAAATAGGGAGACACCCTAGACCAAGTCAATATTAACCAAAAAATAAAACCAAAATGACTTATTTATACTACAAGACCAGTACATTAACTACTGGCAACCAAAAACCGAGTAATGAAACAATTGAGCAATGGAAACACTTAGCTGCTAAAAGCAACTGGAGAATAGTACAACTGCCAAATGGATATTACCAAACAGAGTGCAAACATGTAAAAGATAATACATGGCACGACGTAACTAGACGAGAAACCATAGAAGGTGCAGAAGCAGCAATTGACGGAAGCATCGACCACTTCTCAAAAAAGTTAGAGGCATCAAAAGGCCCAAAGGTTGTAAAAACTTTTGAATAATCAATAACTAATCAAATCAAATTAAATTTAATATGGAATATAACAACCCTAGCGAGATTGTTAAGTCGTTAGACTTTGGCAATGACGCTAAGAAAAAAGTAATTGCTGGTGTGGAAAAGCTAGCTAAAGCCGTAAAGTCCACGTTAGGCGCTTCTGGTAAGTGCGTAGTGTACGAAGATGGACGCGGCAAACCGGTCATAACAAAAGATGGTGTAACCGTGGCGCAAAGCGTAGTCTTATATGATCCGGTTGAAAACATAGGTGCAACTTTAATTAAAGAAGCTGCGCAAAATACAGTGAGAGAAGCAGGTGACGGTACCACTACGGCTACTGTCCTTGCTGAATCACTAATAAAAACTATAAATAGTGACACTTATAAAGACGTTTCTATAAGAGAAATTAAACAAGGTCTTAATTCTGGACTAGAAAAAGTCAATAATTACTTAAATAGTGTTAAAATAGACGTTAAAGATGATCTTTTGAACGCCGTAAGCACAATATCTTGCAATAATGACGCAGAACTTGGCAAAATTATAGCAGAAGCATACTCAAAAGTTGGTAAAAACGGCGTAGTTTTTATGGAAGAGAGCGAAACTAACGAAACTTATGTAGATGTTGTTGAAGGTGTGCAGTTAGATGTTGGTTTAACATCACCACATTGGGTAACAAACACAGAAAAACACAAATGTGAGCTAGATAACCCACATGTACTAATAGTTTACAGTGAAATACCAAATATAAGACGTATACAAAACGTTTTAGAGCATGTTATAAAGAAAAACAGATCTTTATTAATAGTAGCGCCAGTTGCTCAGCAGGTAAAAGCAGCTTTGCTAACAAACAAAGTGAAAGGTAACATAAAAGTTAATGTGGTTGACTTACCAGGCTTTGGTCCTACTAAAAGAAATACATGTGAAGATTTAGCTGTACTAACAGGTGCAACAGTAATAGATGAACAACTTGGTGATGATTTAGACCTTATATCACCAGAACACTTAGGTGAAGCTGCTTTGTCTGTTACAGAAGAAAAAACAACAGTAATAACCACAATAGATGATGTTCAACAGGCTTTACCCGAAAGAATCAAACACGTATCAAAACTCATTTCTAACGAAAAAAATGGTTTCATTAAGAAAAAACTGGAACAAAGACTGTCTATGTTATCGGGTAGTGTTGGAATCATCAAAGTGGGTGCTAATTCTAAAGTAGAATTAAAAGAAAAAAGAGATAGAGTTGAAGACGCTATATTTGCTACTAAAGCAGCATTAAAAGAGGGTATAATACCTGGTGGTGGTGTAGCTTTGTTAAATGCTTCTCAAAAAATATCACCTGATGGTGTTGGTGAAACAGTATTATTAAACGCTATAAAAGCACCATATAACACTATATTAGAAAACGCTAGCATAGATAATTATATACCACTGCACGAAGGTAACGGTATAGATGTTATTACTGGCGAAGATGTTGACATGGTAAATGCAGGCATAATAGATCCTGTGCTTGTAACTAAATCTGCACTTAAAAACGCTGTTAGTGTAGTTTCAACTATTATATCAGCTGACTGTGTAATATCAAATGCAAGAGCTAATGAGGAAAAAGTACAGTAATTTTTTATCAGAACAAGATATTTCGTATTTATATAATACTTTAGTTGTTAGTGATAAATACTACGTTTTAAAAACAAAAAACAAAGTAGTTGATAAAATAATAAACAAATTAAAGTTAGATTTTAATTTTACTGTAAAAGAACAATCTTATTTTAAAATAGAACAAACAAGCCAAGCTGGTCACGACTGGCATTTTGATACTGGTTCAAACAATCATATGATGTGGTGTGAGCTTGGTGGTACGACTTTATTAAAAGCAGATAACACAGGAGGTAAAACATATTATAAAGAAAACAATAAAGTTGTAGAAGTTGAAAGAGATATAGGTGACCTGTGTGCACATAGTTCTGATTTAGAACATAAGGTTGATCCTACAACAGGTGATAGACAAGTATTTTTAATTTTTATTTAATTTAATATGAAAGCATTAAACAAATTTCTTATAATAAAGAAACATAAAATAGAACCAAAAAAAGTTGGCGGTTTATTAATGACTGAAAAAATAGATGAGGACAATAGGTACATAAAAGGTACTGTAGTTTCAGTTGGAAACCTAGTTGAGTATATAAAAGAAAAAGATGTTATTTACTATGATAAACACGCTGGTCATGGTTTAAGTTTAAAAGACACACTTTACCATGTAATTAAAGATATAGACGTAGTAATAGTAGAATGATAATAACAGCTCAAGATATTAGAGAGTTAAACCTTTTTAAATATTATAGATTAGTAAGAAAATGGGCTTGTAAAACTTACAACATAACCGACGCTGATCTAGAGCTGTTAATATATTTAGACTGTAAAGGTAGATTTACTCGTAATGATTTTATAAATGGAGTGTATACTTATTCATGGGATAAAAATAGATGGGAGAGATTAAGACGTGGAGGTTGGATAGAAGCTTGGAGACATAGAAATAGAACTACTATAAAATATTCTATATTTAAAACTTCATTTCAATGTAGCCAGTTAATAAGCAGAATATATAGAATACTATTAGGTGAAGAAGACTTGCCAACATCAGAGCGAAGTAAATTTTTTAATAACATATCATATACAGATAAAGTATATAACAAAGCTATAGATGATATGATAAACGACAAAGACAGATAATGGGATTTAAATTAGGTACAGGTAGAAAATCTATTTACGATAATCAAAAAGGCTTTACATTAAAAAGAACAAAGCTAGACCCTGGTGTATTAGGTCTAGCTACTAAAAATAATATTATACACGTTAACTCAGATGTCAAGCCAGGTAGTAAAATGTACAAAGAAGTTATAGCTCACGAGTATGATCACATGAAAAGAATGAATAGGGGTGAGTTATCATATGGTGATGATTATATAAGACACAATAATAAAACTTATCATAGAAAAAACGGTAAAGTTAAATATAATGGTAAGTGGCATATAGAAGGTAGTAAAAGCTTGCCTTGGGAAAAATTAGCTTATAACAGTGAAAAAAAATTAACATAATGGCATTTAAAATGAAAGGGTTTATGAAAGAAAACCCAAAAGACAAACAAGGAACTAAAACTGGTCAATACACAGGTGCTGGTATTCCAGAAAACCTATACAACGCTGATGGTAAAGCTATTAATACTAACAATATAGACGAAGGTAACTTAAGCAAAATAAAAGTAGAGTCTGGTACTAATAGAAAATACGTCGAGTATGTAGAAGGTCCAAAAGCAGGCGGTAGACTATATTTAAGTAAAGTTAAAAAAGATGCTAAGTAAAATATTTTCAGCCGGTGCAACCGAGTTAGTAAAAAACGTAGGTGGAGTTTTAGACAACTTAACTACGACAAAAGAAGAAAAATTAGCTGCACAAGCTAAAATTAAAGATATGATTATGGGTTATGAAGCTGAGATGCAAAAGCAAGTAACAGAGCGTTGGAAGATGGATATGAACTCAGACTCATGGTTATCTAAGAATATAAGACCTTTAGTTCTTGTGTTTTTAGTAATTAGCACTGTATTACTAGTATTTATTGATGCTGGTTTTATAACGTTTCAAGTGCAAGACAAATGGACTGATTTATTACAATTAGTTCTCATTACAGTTATAGGTGCTTATTTTGGTGGCCGTAGCTTAGAAAAAGTAAAAAAATAATAATTAAAATTAAATATAATGGCAAAAGAAGAAATGGTTAACTTAAAACCAGAAAAAATAAGTGAAGAAAGTTTAAAAGAAGTTCAAACTGTAGTAGCTAAAGTTAATGAACTACGTATGGAAATAGGTAGACTAGAAACTAATAAGCATGCTTTGCTACATACTTATGCTGGTGTTAACGACGAGCTTAAGGTAGTACAAGATAAACTTGAAAAAGAATATGGTACTGTAAATATTAATATTCAAGACGGAACAATACAATACCCAGAAGATGCAGATAATAAGAAAGATTAGTGTCGGTAAAGACTATAAAACCGATGCTATGCATTATGCTGTAGGTCAAGAAGTATATGGTGGGCATACTATTTGTGATATAATAGAAGAAGATGAAAAGTTTTCTATATATATTAAAAAAGATCGCTCTGTAATACCTTGGAAAGACTTTAATAAAAACATGGCTATATCTGTTGAGTATAATTTAGAATACTGATGAAAAGTCCGTTTTATTTTATAATAGAACCAAAAGGCGAAAGATACAATAATGTTAAAAGTGTAGGTGACAAAGAGCTAATAATAAACGCTGATATATCAAAGCATGAGTTTATAAATAGGCAAGGTATAGTTAAATCTATACCTTTAGCCTATAAAACAGAAATAGAGGTCGGTGACAATGTTATAGTTCATCATAATGTTTTTCGTAGGTGGCATGATGTAAAAGGTAGAGAAAAAAATAGTAGAAGTTTTATCAACGAAAAAAGTTATTTAGTTCAACCTGATCAAATATACGCTTATAAAAGATTTTGGCGTTGGAGACCTATTCAAGGTTATTGTTTTGTAAAGCCAGTAAAAAACGATTGGAAATATAGTTTGTGTCCAGAAAAACCTTTAGTTGGTATGGTAAAATACAGTAGCAACTATTTAAAAGAAGGTGATATAGTAGGCTTTTGTCCAAACGATGAATATGAATTTATTATTGATGGCGAAAAGCTTTATAGAATAATGAATAAATTTATTACAATTAAATATGAACATAAAAGAAACGAAGAAGCTTATAATCCAAGCTGGGCATAGAGCTGTTGAAGAACTTATTAATGTTGCAAAAGAAAAAATAATAACTAACACAGAAGATGATGTTAGTGCTGATAGGTTAAAAAATGCTGCAGCTACAAAAAAGCTAGCTATATTTGATGCGTTTGAAATATTAAATAGAATACAAGAAGAAGAGAATATAATTGAAGGTAAAGAGCCAGAAGAAAAAAAGCAAAGGGTATTTAAAGGTTTTGCTGAAGGTAGATCGAAATGAGTTACGAACAAACATTAGTTAAAATAATTAAACCTGTTAAACGTACGGCCATAACCCGTATGAATAGAGGTAAAAAATGGAAATATGGATATAATAAAGAACACGATATTATCGTTATATCAAAAAACGGCACAATTGATGAAATCATTGAAATGCAAGGTTTACGAATTGCTTTACCAAAAGTGCCAGCCAATGTGTACGTGCATGCCAAGCAAAAGTGGCAAAGAATAGAATATCCAAAAGAATTATCTAAACTAAAAAATATATTTGACTGGAGATCATATCCTGAGGAAGCTAAAGACCAGTGGTATGATTATATAGACGAAGAGTTTAAACGTAGAGACGAAGGTTTTTGGTTTAACAACAACGGTAAATCAACTTACATAACGGGTAGTCACTATATGTATTTACAATGGAGTAAAATAGATGTAGGCGCACCTGATTTTAGAGAAGCTAATAGGTTGTTTTTTATATTTTGGGAAGCGTGTAAAGCTGACAAAAGATGTTACGGGATGTGCTACCTTAAAAATCGTAGGTCTGGATTTTCTTTCATGTCTTCTGCTGAAACAGTTAATTTAGCTACTATATCAAGTGATAGTAGATATGGAATATTATCAAAAAGTGGAGCTGATGCTAAAAAAATGTTTACCGATAAAGTTGTACCAATATCTGTTAACTACCCGTTTTTCTTTAAACCGATACAAGATGGTATGGATAGACCTAAGTCTGAGCTTGCTTACCGTGTACCTGCGAGCAAGTTCACTCGTAAAAAGATTACTGCTAACGAAAAGCAGGAAGACTTGGTTGGACTTGATACTACTATTGATTGGAAAAATACAGGTGATAACAGTTATGA